TGGGCATGACATCGCAAGCATAGTCGAGGGCCTTTTGGCCGATGGCCAGGTACTGCGCGTCAAGGTCTGGCTCGTCGGTTGCGCTCATAAACTGTCCGCGCGGCCCTGAGGGCCTGCGGTTAAACGAGTAGGCAGTAGATCAGTAGACAGTAGACGGCGGGCGCGATTGTTTGCTGTCTACTGTCTACTCACTTCCGCCGCTTGTGCCTGGTCGCCTGTACGGGAGCGATGGCCGTGAGGGCGACCACGTATTTGATGCCGTTTTCCTCCTCGAACTCGACATGGCATTCGAAGCCGGGTTTGACGGATTCGAGGACGTCGGGAGCGCCGAAGACCAGAACATGCTCGCGGTCGAGCTCGGAGAGGTCATAGTCGATGTCGTGGGGCGGGGGTGGCTCGCGGTGGGTAAGCACGAGTTTAGAGCTGGCCAGGTCGATGCTTTTGACGAGCTTGTTGCAAACCGGCATATCCGAGTCCCTCGCGCGGCCCTGAGGGCCTGCGGTTAAACGAATCCCTTACGCCGCTGGGGTGATCGAGATCGGACCGGAGAGGGCGATCGTCAGCGATTGCGTGATGCCCTCTTTCATGGCCACCTTGCCGCCCCAGGGTTTCATGATGAAGCCGAGGAAAGCCCATTCGGTGCCGTGCGTCTGGATCGGCGTCTTGTCGCTGAAAATGAACAGGAAGTAGCTGTCCTCGACCATCAACCAGCTCAGGATGTTGGCGGCCATGGCCGCCGAGAAAATGAACGTCTCCTGCAGCTCGCCCGGGTCGATCATGCCGGGGCGGTTGCGCTCCCAGAGATCGGGCTGCAGCATCCAGGATTTGAGGACCTTGGTGCCGGCCGGCGCCGGGAGGTCGAAATCCTGAATCAGGCCCATCGATTGATAGGTGCCGCCCTGGTTGACGCTGATCTGACAATCGCAGCCGAGGCCGATGAGCATGGCAGTGGTGTAGGGCTGAGGGAACAGGGGCGCGGGGCGAGGGAATGGGGGAGTGCAGACGTCTACACCGCTGGCTCTCGCGTCTAGGAATCAGCAGAGCAAAAAGGGGAGGATGCGGCAGGGGACAGGAGTCAGGGGACAGGAGGCAGGGGACAGGAATCACTGACCCCTGCCTCCTAACTCCTGATTCCTGACTCCTGATTCCTGATGCCTGACTCCTGATGCCTGACTCCCGACTCCTGCCTACTGGGGTTCGCTGACCATCAACAGGAGCTTGTGCGCCGAAGGATCCCCGACCTGGTCGCCGTGCACCGGGGGGTCGAAATCGGTTTCTTCGTCTTCCACGAAGATGCCGCGGATCGTGTAGGTGACGGCATCGACGGTCACCGTGCCGCTTTCGCAATCGACGATCGCAGCGAGCGCCTCGAGGATGTCGGAGGCCTGTTTGGGCGTCGTGCCGTGACAGATCAAAAAGAAGTGCAGGAAGCGCGTGCCTTCGGCGCCCTTTTGCGTCGTGGTGCGCCGGCCCTTGACCATTTGCACGACGATGTAGGGGGGAGGCAAGTCCTGATCCTCGGCGAGAGGCTGGAGGTTCTGACCGCTGGCCAGGCCCGTGATTTGGGCGTTGGCCAGCAGGAATTGGATGAGGATCTTTTCCATGGTTCGCATTCGTAGCACAAGCCATCGGCTTGTGCTACATCACCCCTCATTCGCCGCCTTTATTAGCGTATCTAATACTGCCTTCTGGCCCGCGGCGGCGCCTTGTTCGGCGGCCAGGGTCATGAAGGTTTGCTCCCGGCCCGGGCCGGCCAGATGAGCGTAGTACATCGGCGTCTGGCGTTCGACGATCTTGCGCTTCAGGCCGAGGCGGCCGAGGATGCCGGTGCGGGCTTGCTTGATCGTGCGGATCTCGCGCGAGAAGAGTCGCTGGGTTTCTTTCGTTTGGCGGTTGCGTTTAAAACCGCCGCGGGCGCCCATGATCGCGACAATGATGCCGGAATTGTAGGTCTTGACCTTGATGCCAAGGGCTTTCTTGAGCAGGCCTGCCTCGAGCTCGGGATCCTTTTCCGGGTCGGAAACAGGTACCAGCCGCCGGGCGACTTTGAGGATCTCGACCTCGCCTTTGTTCAGCGCCGTCTTGAGGGCTTTCTTGCGGACATTGTCGTCGAGGCGGGCCAGGCGGGCGCGCAGCTCATCCGTGCCGATCAGCTTGGCTTCGATCTTGAAACCGGCGATTTCCATGGTTGCTTTCGGTTGCGCGCGGCCCTGAGGGCCTGCGGTTAAACGCTCGGCCCTATCCCCTAGCCCCTGTTCCCTCATCCCTCAGGTGGCCACCGTGGCGCCCGTTTCTTTGCAAAAGCACAGGTGCTTCACATGCGCCTCGTTGACATCGACCACGGCGACGATCTGGAAAATGCGGTTGGCCTGATTGGGATCCTTGTAGAGCCAGCGGTTGGCCGTGGTCAGGCCGGGGTAGTAGCGCAGGGTGAGCACGTGCGTCCAGTCGCCCTGGACTTGTTGGGCGAAGAAGAGCTTCTTGCCGCCCTTCTCGTCGATCGCGACCGAGCGGGGCAGGGTGCCGACGTTTTGCCAGTTGGGGATGCGCTTGTTCGAGCTGTCCTTGGCGGTGCCCACGTCTTTCTGCAGCCAGACCTTACGGTCGAGGCGGCCGGCTTCCAGGATCTCGGCTTCGCGATTTGCCATGTTTTGCCGCAGGGCCTCAGGCCCGCGCGTCAACCTGGGCTATAAGTTCGCGCGGCCCTGAGGGCCGGCGGTTAAACGCGACTAGGCATACGATCCCCAATCCTCGAGGTCGAGGTGGTCCTGGATGGCTTTGGGCATGGGGGTCTCGATTTCGCCGCGGTTGGCGTGCTGCCAGCGCACGTGCAGGCGCATGGCCTGGCGGATCGTTTCCGGGATTTGGTAAGGCTCGCAGCCGACGCCGGTTACGTAGCCGCAGGTGAACGTCACGAGGATCGGGTACTGACGATCGGGCTCGAAGGGCGGCCAGATCTGGAATGGGGCGCGCTGGATAAAGCCCGCTCCGCGCCAGGGCGTGCCGACCAGGTAATAGCTCGTGGCCAGGACCTGTAGCGTGCCGTTGTAATCGTAATACTGGATTTGATTGACCTGCTGCAGGGGCGGCCGGGGCAGCATCAGGCGGCGGCTATCGATCCAGGCTTCGACGGGCACCTGGTAAGTCGCTTGCAGGAGCTGGCGGTGGCCGGGGATCTGCTGCTCGCACCACTTGGCGGCCACGCGAATATATTCTTCGACCAGGTCGTTGTCGTAGTCATCCTCGATGCGGCAATGTTTCTTGGTGAGCTCGATATCAAGGTAGGGCCCGTCCGCTGGCGGCGTGATGATGGACAGCGGACCGAGCATCGTCGGCCGAAACCGCGGCTGCTTGGGCTCCATGTATGGCGTTAAGCCGTTGCCCCACATTGCATTCAGGAATCAGGGGGCAGGGATCAGGAGACAGTGATTGCTGCCTCCTGACTCCTGTCTCCTGTCTCCTGCCTCCTGATTCCTGCTGCCGAGCCCAACTCGAGGCTCCGATTTCAGCCCGGATCCCCCCTGCGAATCCAGGCCGATTTCGGAGTCTCGGGCTGCGCTCAGCGCAGATACAGGACCACGGAGCCTTGGTTCGAGGCGCCGGCGGCGCTCACCACGAGGGTGAGTTGATCGTCGATCGCGATCGGGCGTTCGCTGGCCGTGGTGCCGTCGTAAACTTTCACGCCGGGGCAAATATGGCTGGGGGCACCGCTGCTGATGCTGGCGCCCTGGCCCGCCAGGACGTCCATGCCGTTTTGATCGGTAAGCTGCACGCCGTAGCCGGTTGTGGGCGTCGGCGTGCCCGGGACGAACACGACCCGGAGCAGCTCGCCCGAGACATAAATGGCGTTGCCGTTGCCGTCGACGGCGAGCTGGTTGACGGCGCCGCCGGCGGTCGAGATCCAGGCGAGCGTGATCTTGGTCATCGGCCGGAACGGGCCTTTGCCCAGGCTTTGCACGGCGCCAGTGAGTGTTCCGGAGGAGGCCATAATTCTCCAGGGGACAGGGATCAGGAGTCAGGAGTCAGGGGTCAGGGATCAGTGCCTCCTGATTCCTGTCTCCTGACTCCTGTTCCCTGACTAAATCAGCGTTCCGGCCGTTGCGATTGTCGCGGCGTAATAGTTACATCCCACCCAGCTACCCGCGGCAGCCGTGAAGGGCGCCGTGCCGGAAAGGATCTGGCAGTTGTTGTCGCTGATCTGGCCCGTGCTCGCGGCCACCAGCACCACCGACTTCGTGTTCGAGGCGGTCAGGTTCTGGATGTAATTGTTGACGATCGCGATATTCGTGCACGCCGTGGTCTGGTTGAGGATCACGCCGGCCGAGACGTGATAAGCCCCCGAGAAACGGCAGTTGCTCACG